ATAGTTGAAAACCCTAATGGAGATTTAATTACTAACCCATCAAATGCTCCATATACTAATCCTGTCTATAATCAAATTAATTCTATTGGCAGACAATGGATATTTGAATATACTTTAGCACTATGTAAAGAAATGTTAGGATATGTACGAGGAAAGTACTCTACAGTACCTATACCTGATCAGGCTGTTACATTAAACCAATCAGATTTATTAGCATCAGCTACAGCTGATAAAACAGCCTTAATAGAAAGATTAAGATTATACTTAACAGATATGTCTAAAAAATCTTTACTTGAAAGAAGAAAAGATGAGAGTGAATTTAGAAGACAAGAAATTAATAATGTACCAATGACAATTTATATAGGATAATGGCTATATTCGGTTCCGCACGAGACATATCAATGTTTAGAAAAATCAACCGTGAGTTGTTAGGTGATGTTATTACTCAACAACTTGCTGTTTACAAATATGCTTTAGATAAAACTAAAATAAATATGTATGGTGAAGCCTCTGGTGGTAGATGGTTTAACGGTCCTACATTATTAAATGCTTTAATTACTATTGAACGTAAAACAGATGGTACAAGTGATTTAGGAGTTGATTTTAATTGGAGTATTAAAGCTGCTTTCTTAAAAGATGATCTTTTAGATGCTAATTTAGTAGTAGAAATTGGAGATGTTATTCTATATCAAGAATCATATTTTGAAGTAGATGTAGCTACAGATACTCAATATTTTGTAGGTAAAGATCCTCAATATCCATATAACACAAATCCATTAAATCCAGGATTAGAAAATTTTGGTTATAATGTATCATTAATATGTGAGGCTCATTATGTACCTGCTGATAGAATAAATATTATTAAACAAAGATTATAATGGCTAAACAAAGAAAACCAATACCTAAAACTCAGAAAGAGATTAGTAAACAGCTTCAAGAGCCATATAATCCACCTGTTGGATCTCCTGGTTTTTCATCTACTGGTAATCCTAATGATGCTGATGTGGCTAATAGAGCTAATCAAACTTCATTTAAAGATGACACTGTAAAACCTTTATCTATTGGTTTAGAGGATTTAGATTGGGCTATAATGTATTATTTTCAAAATGTTATTCGCCCTACAGTTAAACAAAATGGAGAATTACTTCCTGTACCTATCATATATGGATCACCTGAGAAATGGAAATCATATCAAAGAGATGGCTATTATAGAGATTTAAATGGTAAAATAATGGCTCCACTTTTAATGTTTAAAAGAAATAACATTGAAAAAAATAGAGGACTAGCTAATAAATTAGATGCTAACAACCCACATAATGTAACAGTTATTGGGAAAAAATATAGTAAACAAAATGAATATAGTAAGTTTAATATATTAAATGGTATTAAACCTGAACAGACATTATATGCTACTGTAGTTCCAGATTATTTGACAGTCACATATGATTGTGTAGCCTTTACTTACTATAATGAACAATTAAATAAGATTATTGAAGCTGTTGAATATGCCTCTGATGCTTATTGGGGTGATCCAGAACGTTTTAAATTTAAAACTAATATTGATTCATTTGCTTCTACTGTTGAATTATCTGATAATTCTGAGAGAGCAGTTAGAAGCTCATTTACACTAAGAATGCATGGTTATATTATACCTGATATAGTACAAAAAGATACAGGATTTTCACCTAAATACTCAGATAGGAATAAAGTTACATTCACTACTGAAACAGTATCAGATATTAATAATTTGAATAATAACTCGTAATATTTATAATAAATAACAAATAATAAATTATGGAAAAACAAGTTTTAACCCAAGAGGAAATTCAACAATTAAAAAATTTACAAACTAAACAAAATTTACTAGTTACTAATTTAGGTAATATAGAGTATAATTTAGAAGTTTTAAATGCTCAAAGATTACTTCTTAAACAAGAAATTCAAAATCAAATTAATGAAGAATTAAAATTAGGAGAGGAATTACAAAAAAAATATGGTGATGGAAACATTGATCTAGAAAAGGGAGAGTTTATTCCTATCCCATAATTTTGAGTATCTTTAAGATATTTATAATAAAAATTAAACACAATAATTAGAACATGGCAGAAATATTAATCTCACCAGGTGTATCAGCTAATGAAGTAGATACTTCATTTGTAACTCAAGGTCCAATAACAGCTGGAGCAGCTATTATAGGACCAACAGTAAAAGGACCAGTAGAAATACCTACAGTAGTTACTTCATATGCTCAATATCAACAGAAATTTGGAGATGTCTTCACTAGTGGAAGTCCAGCTTTAACTTATACTTATTTTACCTCTATAGCAGCTAGAGATTATTTTAATAATGGAGGAACTTCATTATTAGTAGCTAGAGTAGTAAGTGGATCTTACACACCAGCTGTGAGTACAGATATTTTAAATCTTAACCCAGCTACTCCTGGAATATTCTCTACAGCTTCTAAAGATTTAGCTGCGTTAGTCAACCCAATTAACGTTGAATTTAGAATTATAGATAATAATTCAAATACTTATAGATTCTTACCTACATCTTCTGGTAATTACCAAGATGATGCAGATGGAAAATTATATTTCTTCGCTAGTAGTTCTGTATCATTAGCAACAACTATAGCTAACTTAGCAAATAAAATTACAAGTGTTACTAGTTTAGGTTTAACAGCTATAAATAGTACAACAACATTAATATTATCCGGCTCAGTATCAAGTTCAATTCAAAATGGATTTGTATTCCAAACTGGATCATTCTCATCATTCTCAACACAAGCTACTTTAGGTGGAGGTGCAGATGGATTAGGTAGTGTTGCTTTTGTATTAGAAACAATTTCTGAAGGTGTTATTATGAATAATACAGGATCAGAAGACTCAACTGGAGCTTTAGTTAGCGGATCCGCTGATAATGTTAGGTGGGAAATTGCTTCTTCTGATTCATCATCAGGAACATTTACCTTATTTATTAGACAAGGAAATGACATCACTAATGAAAAAACTATATTAGAGTCATATACTAATCTATCATTAGATCCATATTCTTCTAACTTTATATCAAGAAGAATAGGTGATAAAAAATTAACTTATAGAACTGATGGAGGAGTAGCTTATCTACAAGAAACTGGGAGTTACAGTAATGTCTCAGCCTATGTAAGAGTTAAAAGTGTTAATTTAACTACACCTAATTATTTTTTAAACAATGGTAACCCAAATCCATTATATACTGGGTCATTACCTATAGTATCTAGTGGATCATTTGGTGGAGCGAATGGAGATGTAAGAAATGGAGCTAAATTCTATGATCAAATTAATGATAATGACACTCAAGGTTTAACACCAGGTTGCTATGATAGAATGGTATCTTTATTAGCTAACACAGATGATTATAAATACAATGTATTAATTACACCAGGTTTATGCAATAATCTTTCAAACCACGCTGGTGTTATTAATGATATTATAAGTGCTATTCAAAATCGTGGAGACGCTATTTATGTACCTGATATGGTATCTTATGGTAACAATATTTCTGATGTTGTAACTAATGCTTCTGGTAAGAATACATCATATGCTGCTACATATTGGCCTTGGGTTCAAATATTAGAACCAAACACTAACCAATTAACATGGATCCCAGCTTCAACTGTAATAGCGGGTGTATATGCTTATAATGATAGTGTTTCTTATCCATGGTTCGCACCAGCAGGTTTAAATCGTGGTAGCTTGTCTCAAGTAATTGGAGCTGAAAGAAATTTATCACAAGCTAACAGAGATACTTTATATCAAGGAAAAGTAAACCCAATTGCTACACTTAATGGACAAAGAGTAGTATATGGTCAGAAAACATTACAAACTAGAGCTAGCGCTTTAGATCGTGTAAATGTTCGTCGTTTGTTAATTGCTCTTAAGAGTTATATTTCTCAAGTAGCTAATACATTAGTGTTTGAACAAAATACAGCTACAACAAGAAATAACTTCTTAGCAACTGTTAACCCATACTTAGAATCAGTTCAACAGCAACAAGGTTTGTATGCTTTCCGAGTAATAATGGATGATAGTAATAACACAGCATCAGTAATTGATCAAAATCAATTAGTAGGTCAAATATATGTTCAACCAACTAAAACAGCTGAATTTATTTACTTAGACTTTATTATTACACCAACTGGAGCTACTTTCCCAGCGTAATTTTTAAAAATTAGATATTTATAATAAATAGAAAAACATGGCAATATTAGACGCAAACGAAATATTCTTCACAGCCTTTGAACCAAAACAGGCTAACAGATTCATCCTATATATGGATGGTGTACCTAGTTACATAGTTAAAGGAGTGAACGCTGTCT